GACTTCATCACATTGAAGTCATTCGGTGCCGCTTCGCTTGCGAGCTGGCTAGTTTCTGGGGATGTCCGGCTGTCGAGCTCACGGCCAGCTGTATCGAGCAGTGGGGATACGTCGCCGGAATCCTCGGCGACGTCCTGAGGGAAATCCGGTCGCTGTCGGAGCCATCCGGTCGACAGCAACCGCTGCATGTAGAGGTCGAGGCGTCTCCGGTTCCTCGGGTGACGCCGACCACGACGCTGGCCGAGCGCATCCGTCAAGATCCGCCGCCGCCGGGCGTGCACCGGATGTATAACAAGGCATTCAAGATGCCTGAAAGGCCACGCCGTGCCGCCGAGTAACGTCGCACAGATCGTCCTGACCGCGAGCTACTCGGCCCTGGCGTCGGCGCTCAACGCCGCCGGCAACCTGGTCAGAAGCTTCGCCTCTGGCGCAACCAGCACCATCCAAAAGATGTCGCTCGCGCCGCAGAAATCCGGCAAGGATCAAGGCTGGCTCCCTCACGCCATGGGCCAGGTGGCCGGCAACCTGGCGATGCGCGGCATCGACAAGCTGGTCGACGAGGGCAAGGAGGTATTCGACTTCGAGCGCAAGCTCACGCGGTTCGGCATCGCCGCGAAATGGACCGACGAGCAACTCGCTGGGCTGCGCAAGGCCACGAGGCAGACCTCGAGCGACACGGGGCAGGACGCGGTCGCGGTCCTCGACGCCGCCCGCGCCTACGCCGACCTCGCCGGCGCGCAATCGGCGAGCATCGAGAAGATGCAGATCCTCGCGCGCGTCGGACAGGCATCGGAGGCCACTGGCGCGGATCTCGCGGGCATGATGTACCAGCTGACCCGCTCGATGAAGGTCGCCGACGATCAGATGGAAGACACGATGGGGGGCCTCATCAACCAGGCCAAGGAGGGCGCGATCGAGGCGAAGCAAATGGCGGCCGAGTTCTCCGGCATGATGCCGATCTTCGCGCGGTTCGGCGTCGTCGGCCGCGAGGGCACGGTGCAGCTCGGCGCGATGTACCAGGTGACGAGGGACGGCTTCGACTCGGCCGCTCAGGCGTCGACCGGAATGATTCGCCTGATGGCCGGCATCCAGCGCCACGCCTCGCGGTTCGCCGCCGCCGGCGTCGAGGTGTTCAAGCCCGGCTCGAAGAAGGACTTGCGCGAGATGAGCGACATCATGGCGCAGATCAAGAGGTCGCCGCTCAACAAGGATATCGAGGCGCTGATCAAGGCGTTCGGGAGATCCGAGGCGTGGCGAACGTTCGAGCTCCTATCCGAGGCTCCGGCGCGGCTCAAGGAGCTCGAGGAGGCCGGCCGTGCGAACGGCGTCGTGCAGCAGGATTTGCAGCGCTACCTCGCCAGCACTTCCGGTCAGATCGATCTGTCGATGCAAAAGATGAAGAACGCCTTTGCCGAGGTGCTCACGCCAGAGCGCATCCAGCAGTTCGTCAATGGCGTCGCTGCGATGGCCGATGCGATGGGGCCGCTGATGCAGGCCGTGTCGTTTGCCGTCGAGGGATTCGAACGCTTCATGACGCTCGTGCAGAGAACCAAGCGAGCCGTCGCCGGCGACAACGCCAAGATCCAGCCGACGGAGAGTCAGGCCAACGATCTGTGGCGGCTCAGACGCGAAGAGTCCGGGCACTTCGCCGGATGGCAACCTGGCGAGAAAGAGAAGGCGCTCAAGTTCAAGCGCGAGATGGACGAGCACAACGCCCAGGTCGACAAGATCAGGAAGCTCGAGAACGGCATGGGGCCGACCGATGCGAGCATCAGGGAGGCGATCAAGCTCAGGCATCTCAACGAGGGACCCGGATACGGAGCACGTGGCGACTTCGCCGGCACCAAGTATCTCCAGGGTGAAGGCGTGGACATGACGAGCCCGAGGTACAAGCGGCTCGAGGCCGAGGTCTCGGATCAAGAGAAGAAGCTCAAGGAGGCACAGGAGCCGTTCTCGTTCGACCCGACAGCCAAACTGCGAGCGAAGCGCGAGGCCGCCAAGGCGGCACTATCCGGCGCAGCCGGCATCCTATCGAACCTCGGCAAGGACCTCGGTCGGCACGTCGCAAACGCGGTCTCCGGGACCTCTACGCAAGTGCACATCGACGGCAATCCGGTCGCGAAGGCGGCCAAGGACGCAACCGACAAGCGGAGGAAGTGATGGCCGATACGCAAGAGCTGTACCTCTGCAGCTGGGGAGATATCCGGCTGTGGTGCAGCAAGATCGAGTGGGACGATGGCGAGACCCAGGTGGTGCACAACCTGTCGGCCGGCGACATCCATCCGGTGCAGCCGCGCGGATCGCAGCTCAAGAAGGCCGATGCGACGCTGTTGTTCGACGACTTCGACGGGGCCACGGAGACCGGCGTCGAAGCGTACCGGCGGTTCTCTGCGACCTCGAAGGAGCGCCGGGTGTTCACGCATCCGGTCAAGGGAAGCTACTTCGCCAGGATCGGCAACCTCAAGCCGGAGCTGGACGAGAGCAGCGTCATCACCGCGACATGCGAAATCATCCCCGACGGGCAGGCGAACCCGATCAGCCCGGCCGGCGCCGGCACGACCGGGATCTCAGGCGAGAGCTCGGTGGCCGCCGCGTCGGCCGACGTCGCCGCGAAGCTGAACGATGTCGGCCTGGGATTTCCCGCATCCAAGCTCAAAAGCTTCGACTTCAACAAGTCGATCAGCCTGAATATCGATGTCGCGTTCGGCGTGAGCGTGTCGGGCAGCGCATCGGCGAGCGCCAACCTGTCCGCGAGCGCCAGCGCCTCGGCGTCCGGGGCCGCGAGCGCTTCACTCGCAGCGTCGGCCAGCGCCACGGCCAGCGCGTTCGCTTTCGCTGGCGTGTACGCGGCGGCGCTCGCCGAGGCCAGGACGTCAGCGGTCGCCACGGCGAGCGGCATGGCCACGGCCAACGCGTTCGCGTTCGCCTATGCGTCGGCCGCGCTGGACGCCGATGCGCGCGTGTCGGTGGCGAGCTGGAGCCAGGATGAGGACGTCCCGAACGGCAAGGTGATGATCGATGCCGCGCGGCTGTCTGACAGCATCGTCACCATGATCGAACAGGGCGGGTTCCAGGATGATCTGCAGCTGTTTCCGTCCTATCAGGCTGCGATCATGCTGGGCGATGCGATCCGGACGGCCGCGGTCTCTGCAACGAGCGAGACGCCGAGCGCGTTCAGCGTCCGCATCCGAACCAGGACCGCGCTGCTGTCGTTGTGCGCCAAGATCTACGGCGGCGGCGCGGCGCAGCAGCGAGCTCGCCAGGTCATGCTGCTCAACGACGTCCGCACACCGGGATGGCTGGAGTCGGGCGATTACCTGATGCCGTCGCGGCCGACTTCCGGTATCCCGATGGAGGTTCGCTGATGGCCGACACGCACATCGTGACCGCCATCGTCGAGGGACAACAGGTCGGCGGCTTCGAGTCCGGGAGCATTGAGAGCTCCATCATCACGGCCGCGGACAAGTTCGTGTTACGCATGCCCTATACGAAGGCCGTTGACTTGACGTTTCGCCGCGACGCGCACATCACGATCAACGCCGATGGCGTGACGCTGCTCGACGGCTTCATCGACAAGCGCAAGAAGATCTCCTCGCGCGGCATGGGCGCCAAGTTCGAGGTCAGCGGGCGCGATCGCGTAGGCAGGCTGTGCGACGAGAGCGCCCCGGCGATCAGCTACGACGGGCTGACGATTCTCGAGGCCGTGCGCCGGCTCTGCTCGCCGTGGTTCTCCCCAGATCAGGTGGTCATCGACAACGCGCGCAACCGGCGGCTGCGCCGCGGCAAGGGCCGGCGCGTGGCCGGCGCGGCCGAGCCGGTCGTCACGATCAACGTGCGCGTGCCCCGCCGCGGCCAGGTGCACGCCGGCGAGAAGCGCTGGCACCTGATCCACGAGATCCTGTCGCGCGCCGGCCTGGTCGGCTGGTCATCGGGCGACGGCAAGGAGTTCTTCATCGGCAGGGCCAACCAGGAGCAGGCGCCGCAATACCTGTTCGTGCAGGGCGGCCCGGACAGCAAGCTGCAGACGACCGTCCGCAACATGACGTGGGACGAGGATGACGGCGATCGCTACTCGCTGTACCTCTGCGCCGGCGTCGGCGGCCAGGGCGACACCAACTATGGCGTGAACGTCATCGACCAGCGCGGCCGGGTGTTCGACAACCCGTTCAACAAGCTCGACGGCATCGGCCGCGACTTCATCCATCCCAAGCGGATGTTCCTGCCCGAGCGCTCCTTCGACAGCTTCGCCGATGCGCAGCGCGTGGCCCAGAACGAATCGTTCCGCCGAGACATCAAGCGGCACCTGATGAGCGTCGAGATGGACACGTTCGGCCAGGACCTCGGCAATGGCGAGCAGACCATTTTCACCTACGACACGATCGCCAAGGTCATCGATGAGGAGGACGAGATCGACGACCTCTACTACCTGATCAGCTGCACCTACAGCTTCGTTCGCGACGGCGGAGAGACCACCCTGATCCACGCACTGCCACAAGGAACGGAGATCGTCCTATGAGCGAAGCGGACCAGACCATCGAAGAGGCGCGCAATCAGTTCAGCCAGCAGAACCGGAAGTTCCTGGGGATGGTCCGGCGCATGGCCGTGACCGTGACGTCCGGCGCGTTCTGGCAGGTTGTCGGCGGCCTTCTGCTCGACGGGGTCACCAAGGAGACGCGCGCGGCCGAGCCGTTCAGCGGGATCGGCTTCTACGCCAGGCCAGCGCCAGGCGTGAACGCCGAGGCCATCGTGCTGAACGTCGGTGCGGCCCCGGAGAATCCGGTCATCGTAGCGACCAGGGACGAGGACTCTCGCAAGAAGTTCGCGAACATCGCGCAGGACGAGACCTCGGCGTACAACACGCGCACGAAGATCCTCATCCTCAAGACTGGGGAGGTGACCGTCGGGCGCCACACCGCCGGCGACACGGCGCTGCGCCGGCTGGCCTTCGTCGACGAGCTCAACGATCTTCGCGCGTGGGTGATCAACCAGTTCACCGGGCCGGGGCACACGCATGCGACGCCATCGGGCGTGACCACCGCGGTGACCCCGTTCGACCCGACCGGCGCGCCAGACGAGGAGTTCCCCGGAACCGACATCCTCAGGTCGCAGTAGACGCAACAGCGGGCGATCGGGTACCACCACGACCCATGAAAGCAAGAGCCGTAGCGCTCATAGTCGTTGGGTTCGCCGTCGCGCTGTCCGTCGCAGGTGGCACCCAGCTCACCGGAGGCGGCGGCCTCACCAAGGTTGTGCACACGAGCTACCTGTTTGGCTCGGGCACGACGGCATCCCCGCTCGACGGGTCAGCGAGCGGCGTGACCGCCGGATCGTACACGACGTCAAGCATCACGGTCGACGTGTACGGCCGCGTGACCGCCGCGAGCAACGGCTCAGGCGGCGGAGGCGGCGGCGACGCCTCCAGCGACTTCGGCGCGGGCACGGACGGGGCATGCGTCATGGACGGCACCGCCACGTGCCCAGGCTTCAACCTCACGGGCGGCAACCTCTACACCGCATTCCGTGAACCGTCGCTGAGCGCCCTAACGGTGAACGTGGGGATCGTGGTCAAGCCGGTCGGCTGGCCGATCCGCGTCGCCGGGCCGCTCATCAACAACGGCAAATTCGACAGCAACGGGACGAGCGCCTCGGGCATCGTTCCGGGCGCGTTCGCGTACACGTCCGCCGGCACGCAGGTGCTCTCCGGCGGCGGCGGCGGCGGCGCCTTCAACGGTGGTGCTGGCGTCGGTAACTCGACGAACGCACCGCAAATCTTCTCGGCAACCGCCACGACAGGCGGCGCGAGCGGACTCCCGGGCAGCGCCGGGGGGATCGGCCACGGCGGCGCGGGCGGCGGCGGCGGCGCGGGCACGGCGGGCGGCGGCGGCGGCGCGATCTCGCTCGCGGGCGCGGCGGGCGGCGACGTGCGCGCGGACTTTCGCAGCGCCTTCAACGGCCGCCAGTCGAACACCACTACCCAGTTCACGGGCTGCACCGGGGGCGGGGGCGGCGGCAATGGCGGGTTCGGTGGCGCCGGCGCGGGCGGCGCCGGCGGCGGCGCCGGCGGTCCGCTGTCCATCGCGGCCCGCACGTTCAGCGGCAGCGGCACCTACGAGATCCAGGGCGGCGACGGCGGCGACGGCGGCGCCGGCGTCAGCGGCAACGGCGGCGGCGGAGGCGGAGGCGCGGGCGGCGCTGGCTGCATCGCCGTGTTCCGAGTCGGATCCGGCTCGCCGCCGACCGCGCTGATCGCCGGCGGGCGCGGCGGCTCTGGCGCACCCGGCGCGATCGGCGGCCTCGGTGGGTCAGGTGGGAATGCCGGCAGCGGCGGCTCAGGCGTTCAGCTGAATTTCTAATATGAAGCTCAACGAAACAGACCCAGAACAACGGCGCATCCTGCTCACGATCACCACGGCCGACGGGAGCGGACTGGCCGAAGACGTCGACGGGCTGTCGCCTACGCTGCTCGTGGCGCGCAACGGCACATCGCTCGTGGCCGCGAGCGGCTCGCTCGTCCACGTCGGCAACGAGGACAGGCTTCACTACTACGAGGCGTCGGCCACGGAGGCCACCACGCCAGGGTTTCTCCTGGTCATCGTGATCCAGGCGGGCATCCAGACCGCGATCGGCTGGGCGCCGGTCGGGCAGATCTTCGCGCTCGGCGAAACCAACGCCGCGAAGCTCAGGCTTCCGCTCACCATCTACAACACCAACGAGCCGCCCGAGCTCGGCACGGGCGCGACCGTCACCACCGCGGCCGATCTGCAGTCCGCGAAGAACGCCAGGGACTTCGCCAACGACGCCGGCTCGCTGCTCGAGATCGGCCACGGCGCCTACTACTGGCAGGCGACCAGCTCCTCCGCATCGGAGAGCGGGTTCGTCACGGTCAAGTACGAGTCGGCCGGGTTTGGCGTCTGCCTGAGCTGGACGAGCGTTGATCTGCCGGAGGGCTCGGTCGTCCCGCCGCCCGTCCCGATCGCGCCGTCCGTGCCCTCGGCGCCTGGCTCAGGCAGCTCCGGGCTGTCGTTCCTGCCGGCCCGCTCGCCGAGCTCGGTCGGCGCGACGCCGGCGACGCTCACCGGCGGCCTGGACCGGCTCATCGATCCGAACACCGGCGACTACGTGCGGACGCCCAACGGTGAATGGGTGGAGACCCAGGACAGCCGGACGATCTTCCTCATCGCGATGTCCGTTGAGCTCGGCACCTCGCCGTTCGACCCTGACCACGGCACCGGCATCGCGGCGCAGCGCCGGGCCGGGCTGCAGCTCAGCGCGACCTATCTCCAGGCCGAGACCGTGCGCGTCGGCCAGGACCTCGCGAACGAGGGCATCCTCTCCGACCTCCTTGTCCAGACCGCCGACCCGACCGGAAAGCAGCTGCGCGATCACACCGGGCGCGTCGCAGTTCGCACGCAGTGGCGCGACCTGGCGAGCGGCTCGCCGATCGACTCAACCTTCACCGTACCGAGGTAGCCCATGCCGTTCCAGATTCCCTCGCTGTCGAGAACCAGGCAGTACATCGCGGCGCTCGGCAAGGCGCTGTTCCCCGCATACAACTTCAACCTACGCGCCTATCACGGGAAATGGACGACGTTCCTCGCCGGTGCGCTGACGCAGCTGCATTTCCATGCGGACAGCGTCCAGAAGGATCTCCATCCGCTGACCGCCGGGCCGGGCAAGCCGATCAACGATTGGGGCTCTGCCGTCGGGGTCAACGCCAAGGGCGCCACGCCGGCGCGCAAGTCGGCCGCCGGGCGCGTGCGCGGCGCCGCCGGTGCCACGGTGCCATCACTGACGCAGCTGCAGAACCCGCAGAACGGGCTCATCTACGAGATCGCCAACACCACGACGATCACCATCCCAGGCGTGATCGGCGTCGATCCGGACAGCTTCATTGACGCCGACATCCGCGGCGTCGACACCGGCTCGCAGACGCGGATGGACGCAGGGCAGACGCTGAACTTCCTGTCCGCGCCGGCCGGCATCGAGGGATCAGTGGCGCTGGTCAAGGCCCTGGACGAAGACGGATTCGACAGCGAGCAGTACGGCTCGTACCGCGGGCGCGTGCTGGCCACGTTCTCGACCACGCCATCCGGCGGCTCGCAGCCGGATTTCGTCGGCTGGATCGAGGCGTCGATCGCCGCGGTGCACATCGGCTATGCGTTTCCCAATCGGAACGGGCGCGGCACCCTGGACATGGTCGCGTTCTACGCCGGCTCCGGCTCGGCGCGCGTGCTGACCACCATGGATGCCGATGCCGTGCTCGCGTACGTGCGCACCAAGGCGCCGTTCCACGTCGCCGGCGATGGCGGCGGGCTCCGCATGCTGACCACGGTCGAGGACCCGCAGACGGTGGAGATCCTGGTGACCACGACGGGCATCAACGCCTACGCCATGGACTGGTCGGGTACCGGCACGGTGCTCAGCTACAACGCCACCACGCGGGAGCTGCAGTTCTCCGGCGGCGCGCTGCCGGCATCGTTGCAGGCAGGGCACAGGCTGATCTTGCTCGGCGCGTTCTCCGGCTCTGGGCCGCTCGCGCAGGATGGCCGCGAATACCGCGTCGAGTCGATCAGCGGCGTGGACAAGGTCATCCTCGACAAGGCGCCGCCTGTCGCGCCGGCAGCGAACGATGCGATCTATCCGGGCGGTCCGCTCATCACGCCGCTGCGTGATGCGATCGTCGGCCACATGAACGGCGAGACCGTCTACGCGGGCCGCGGCGGCACGCCGGTACCCGAGTCCAGCGCACAGCCCGCGAACCCACAGGGGCCGAGCGTGATCGGGCTCGATGTCCTGGCGGACGGCATGGGTCCGGCGAACCCAGGCGGCAAGTATGGCGATTGGGCCGGCGGCATCGTGCTGGCGACGCTGTTCAAGATCTGCCTGTACAAGGCCGGGGTGCGGAACATCCAGATCGTCTCTCCGGTGGCCGACTACGATCCGCTCGATGACCCATTCCCCACCAACGATCAAATCCATTTCGTGACCCCGGCGGTCGTGCTGATCAGGGGTGCATGATGCCGGCGATCGAGGGGAGTCTGGCTGGCAACATCGGGCTCGTCGACGACACCGCGGCGATGCTCATCCGGTTCGACGAGACCGACGCGGCGCAGCGCCCGAACGACGAGACCGCGGTGATGTCGGACTTCGACGTGACGATCGGTGCGACCGCGATGCCGGCGCTCGACAGCGGCGCGCTCGGCCGCACCCGGGTGTTCGACGGCTCGACCACGGGGTTGGCGGCCGTGGACCTCGAGCCGGGCGCCACGCTGCTCACGCGCGACGCATCGATCCAAGTCGTGCTGTCCTGGGATGCGGCGACGCAGGCGGCAGGCGAACCCGGCTGCATCATCTGCCGGGGTCTGGGCACGAGCTCGTCGGAGCGCATCTGCTACGGGCTGCAGCTTGACGTGGTCGACGCCCCGACGTTCAAGGTCCTGGTCCGATGGCTGTGGCAGGACGTCGCCGGCACGCTGCACTTGCAGGACGGCGCGGAGCTCGTCATCGCGCCTGGGCAGTTCACGATGCTCACCGCGACGCGCCGCTGGGTCTCGCCGACCCAGATCGAGCTCGCCTACTACGCGGGCGCACAGCTCCTCGTTGCCGTCACGAGCGCCAACGGGAGCATCGGCGGCGGCACGACCGGCACGATGCAGCTCGGCTACCGCTCGACGGCCGGGGTCAATGGCAACTTCCTGGCCGGCGCGATCGACGAGCTCCTGGTGGTCGCGCGCGAGCTCTGCGCCGAGGAGGTCGAGGACACCTGGTTGCGGATCACCGACTACCAGATGCGCGGCATCCAGCTCTTTCGCGAGATGTTCGATGACGGCTTCCCGGTGACCGATGACCCGGACGCCGACGTCGACAAGGACCGGCGGATGACCGGGCAGTTTCTCGGCTTCGCCGCGAGCCGCATCGAGAATCTGCGGGCGAACTTCCTGCCCGGCCGCGCGTACGGCACGACGTTGGAGCAATGGGAACAGGCGGTGGCGGTCACGCCCAAGCCGGTCGACGGCATCCAGCAGCGGCGGGCGCGTGTGCTCGGCCGCCTCCGGCAACGGCGCGGCATCAGCCTGGAAGGGCTCAAGGATGCGCTCGCGGACCTCCTCGACTGCAGCGGCGAGGACCTCGAGTTCATCGCCTATGACAACACGATCCGCGATGGCTTCGACGCGAGCATCGACACCGTGCAGTGGGACGAGTCGCCGACCGGGTGCGCCGCATGGAACGCCGGCGCCGCGCGGTTCTCGCCCGCGGCCGGCAGCTACTCGCTCGAGGATGGGGCCTGGCTCAGCATGGCGCGGCCGGTGAGCCAGCCGGTGGCGACCCCCGACCCGATGCTTGGGACGCTCGGCCTCGAGCACGTCATTGGCAAGCTGGTGATCCCGACGCCGCAGAACAATGCAGAGTTCGGCGTATGGTTCGGCGACAAGGGAAACCGGAACTAC